ATGGGGACGTACCGCAAACGCGGGGACACATGGCGGGCTGAAATAAATAAGGCCGGCGTCCGAGAGAGCAAGACGTTTCCCACGAAGCGCGAGGCCCAGGAGTGGGCCGCGGCCCGGGAAACGGAGCTGGCGACCATCGCCGTGGGGGGAATCACCCCGAAATCTGTTGCGCAAGTGCTACAGCGGTACTGCGACGAGATATCCCCTCGGAACAAGGGGCACCGCTGGGAGCGGGTCCGGATCGCGCGCTTCTTGAAAGAAGAGGCGGATCTTTGCGCCAAGCTCATCCACACCATCAGTACCGCGGACCTCGGCGCATGGCGTGATCGCCGGCTGGCGCAGGTGCAGCCCGTCTCGGTACGGCGTGATATTGCCCTCCTGCGGGCCGCCTGGGGTTACGCCAGGCGCGAATGGAGGAACCTGAAGGATGACCCCTGGCTGGACCTGACGATGCCGCCAGAGGGCCGTCATCGTGAGCGAATTTACACCCAGGACGAAGTAGACCGCCTCGTATTGGCGCTCGGCTGGGAAGAAGGGCAGAAGGTGGTGACCGCCCGCCAGCAGACAGCCGTTTGTTTCCTGCTATCCCTCGAAACCGCCATGCGGTCAGGCGAGCTGCTGTCGCTGGAGCACTCGCAGGTAGACCTGAAAAAGCGGGTAGCGCAACTGGACCAGACGAAGAATGGTGACCGCCGGGCGGTGCCTCTGTCCTCGCGGGCCGTTGCGCTGTTCAAGAGCCTGGCCGGCCTGAACGATGTCAAGGTCTTCACGATCACGCCGGCGCTGCGTGATGTGTATTTCCGGCAGGGTAAGGCCATCGCTGAAGTCGACGGGGCCACGTTCCACGACGCCCGCGCTACAGCACTCACGAGGCTATCGAAGAAGCTGTCCATCCTGGAACTGGCCAGGATGGTCGGGCACCGGGATCCGCGCAGCCTCATGATCTATTACCGCGAGAGCGCCGCGGATATCGCCAAGAAACTGGATTAAGCCGCGCGCCTGCCATCGGGAGCCTGGCGCCGGCCATCAATCCAGTCCTCGACCTCGCTGTACTTCCAGCGGCGCGCGCCGCCGAAAATGAAGGGGCGGGGAAAGTCCTTCCGCTTGGTCAGCCTGTCACGCACATGCGCGGGATTCAGCTGCAGGAGGCTGGCGATTTCGGTGTGTGTGATAAAGCGGTCTTCCATCTATTCCTCCCGTTCTTCCTTTTCGATTTCTCGGTTCAGCCAGCGGTGCAGTGCCAGGGCGAGCACCACTACGGCGCCCACGGCGATTCCCAGCAGGGCGAGGTAGGGCAGGTCAGGCATGGGCGGCCTCCTGCATCTTGGCGCCGATCTCGGCAGCGGCACGGACGATGGCGCGGCGGGTGGCGGCCTCAATCCCGCCGTACTTGTGGGCCGCACATCCAAACCAGGTATCGCCGGGGCGCCGTGCAGAGCCACCATAGTCATCGACATGGACCCACAGGCGCAGCTTCACAGCCAGCCGCAGCGCATCGCCGTCGTCGGTGAGCGGGTTCCATTCGATGCCCGCCACCTTCCCGTCTGGGTCTGCCTTGGCCGGCCGCGTGAACAGCATGTGCGCCTGGAAGCCGGTGCCGGGCCATACCCCCATGCCGGCTGCCTTTGCCGCCAGCTCCAACAGTTCGCGGTCAGTTCGCATTGCCGTCCCCCTCCTTGCGCGCGGCCAGGACAGCGGTTTCGTCATCGTCGGCCGCTTCGCCAACGGCAATTCGCAGTGCGTCAAACGCGGCGTCAAACCGGGCGACGTTCTCGGGGAACACCACCAGACCGCCGTCAGTGCGGTCCCAGACGTGCGGATACAGCTTGGTCATGCCCTTGACGGCGGCTACCAGTTGAGCGAGCGATGCCGGTATATCGGCATCACGCACCGCCTCGCTGGCCTGGCTGTCCTCTGCCGCCGTGGGCGCGGGGGTGGACTTGAGGGTGCGGACGGCGTTCGCCGCCTGACGGAATTTGGTGTGGTACCGTCGATTCTCATAATGCAGACGATCAAGCACCTGCGCCGCTTCCTCCAGTGCCGCATTGCGCACGTCCTCGGCGCTGTCCCGGGCCGCCGCTGCCGCGTACACATCAGGATGCAGCCCTGCCGGGTGCAGCGTCCAACGCCATCCAGCAGGGGCCTGGGGCGCGCTATGTCCAGGGCTTGTGTCCAGAGGCTCAGGCTTATGTCCATAGGCGCTGGCCTGGGGCGCGGCATTCTCGATGGCATCCAGCGCACGCATCCAGGGGCAATTGCTGCTGCTGTGTTCGCCGATTTCCACCAGCAGATGGTGAGCAATGGCGTTCGCCAGCTTGTCGGCCATGTCGTGGTACTCGTCGCGCTCGGTCATTACCTCTTCGAGTTGCTTGTCCAGCGATTCGTTGATAGCCCGCAGTCTCTGGTTGTCGGCCGCGAAGCCGTGCTGGTGAATAACCGGCTGCGCCTCCCCGGCTACAGGGGCGCTTGCCAGGGCCCGATCGGCGTGGTCCAGAATATCGCCAACGGTGCGCGTTTCACCATCCAGCGTGATCTTGTCAGCTTCGATATTGAGCGCTTGCAACGCGCCGGCTGACCAGCGTAAGGCAGTGATGGCGGCGTCAAGGGCTGCGAGCTTCGCATCGCCGTCCTCCATGCAGTGCTGGTCCATTTCTACGCCCAGGCGTAGATCCTGTAGCGCCTTGATGTGGGGCGCCCGCTCATCGGCTACAGGGGCGCGCAACTTCTGCACGAGCGCGCCGCATTGCTCGGCCAGTGCCTTGGCTTCGTTCATGGCGTCGATTTCGGCCTGCGACAGATCGCGATAGCCCTTGATCTTCTGGTGCTGGTTTTCCATCACTGCTCCTATGGGGTACTGCGTTGGGGGGAATCGTTACGCCGCTTCCGGCTCCAGGTTCAGGCCCAGCGCGCCCTGCTTTTCGATCGCCGGCGTCACGCTGATGGTGATTTCGTTGCCCAGCACCTCGTGCAGCTTCTTCACCTGCTCGCCCGTGGGGTGGCACTTCACGCGGAACGTGAGCGTCACGCTGCCGCCTTCGTGCAGTTCCGCCTGGAAACCGTCGACGTCTACAGGGTCCATCTGGATGTCGGACGAACCGCCCAGGCCGAAGCCGATGAGCACCTTGGCGCCCTTTAGGTCGTGCTTGAGGCGCACGCGGTCGATCAGGTCGGCGTAGATCCGCTCGGTCAATGCTTCGCCGACGGCCATTTCGGCCTGGTTCGGCGCTTCCTCGGCCTTGTAGAGGCCATGGCGCAGCCGCGGATGGAACTCCGACAGGATGCCGTTGCCGGTCGTGAAGCTGATCTTCAGGTCGGCGCCGCCGGCCGGCTCGTCGCCGTGGCGCTCGGTGCGCACATTCAGGTGCGCGAGGATCGCGGTTTGCTCTTGCAGGGAGAACATGGGGCAGGGCTCCAAGTGGTGCTACGTGGGTAATAGGGCGGGCGCCGCCCAGGGAGATCAGGCGGCCAGGCGCTTCAGCTGAACAACCAGCTCATCGCGCTCGGCCAGAAACTGGAGAACGGCCTTTTCGTGGTCGGCCAGCTCTTTGGCGGTTGGGATGAAGCGGCAGACGAACAGCTGCAGCTCTTCCGGGAACCGTGGATCGAACGACACGAAGTCGGCGAACTCCGCACCGGTGACCCAGACGTTGTGCAGGCACTGCGGGCGATATTGGTCCGGCAGCGTGCCCGCTTCCAGATAGCGGATGTGCGTGGTGCTTTTCGGGCACTTCGTCTCGAGCACGCCGCGCCGGCCGTCTTCCACGAACAGGCCGTCAACGCTGCATCCGGCCGCCACGTCGGGCAGGTACATGAAGCCGCTTTCGATGGCGACATTGCCGGACGCTTCTTCGTAGGCCATGCGGGCGAACGGCTCCTGATCGATGCCCCACTGCATTTCCTTGCTGGTGTAATCGCTGCCTTGGGGCATGCCCGTCAGTACTTCGATGGCCAGCTCGAACTTGTAGTCGGCGCGCTTGGTCGACCATTCCTTCTTGGCCGTCATCGCCAGCATGTCGGCGGCGCGCGACCCGGTGACGCGGCCGCAGCGGTCCGGCAGCCAGCCGTCGCTGCCCTGCTCATGGGGGGAGAGGATGTAGCGGTTCATTCCTGGATACCTCCTTGGTCATCGCGGCCGAAGCCGTCGTCGGACGGGTCGCGGGGCGGCTCGTCGATGGTCTTGCCGTCATCTGGCGGGGGTTCGGTGGGTACCGCCTCGCCGCGCAGCACGGCGCCTCGCGCCGCCACCGCGGACTTGAAGGCGTTGTAGATGGCCATGTCCCGCGTGGCGCGCACCTCGGCCAAGCCGTCTTTCCAGACCTTCTCCAGGGCGGCGGCATCCCGGGCCGCATCCACGGCCTTGCGCAGGCGCGGCAGCAGGTCGGGATCGACCGGCGCGCTGGCGGTGGTGGCCAGGCCTTCGCCGCCGTCTGTGTTCAGGTGGTGGATCGCCTCCGACAGGCGGTCGTTCTTCGGCCAGTATTTGTAGGCGCGCTTCACCACCGTCTTTTTGGCCATCTCGCCGTAGTCGGTCTTCCAGGGCGACGACTTTCCGGACTTCACCGACTGGGACCGGTTCATGATCCCGTCGATTTCGTCCCGGCTCATTGGCGTGGTCAGGTAGTCGCCGTCGGCGGTCTTGACCACCACATAGGCCCCGATGATTTCGCCCCGTTCTTTGCTGAAGGGATTGAAGACGTGCGTGGGCGGGGCATCGAAGCCATTCAGGGCGAACGTGTCGGCGGAACGCACCAGCTCGGCCTGGGCCCAGCGGATGGAGCCGGTAGCCACGGCCGGGTCGATTAGGCCCATGTAGCTGATGTCCAGGCAGATCCGGCCGTCGCGCGGCACCAGGTACGCCTGGCGCTTCGCGGGGTTCAGGCTGATGCCAATCGCGGCCACGTTCGTCACCGCGTTGATCACAGACTGGCGGTTGCCCGTCGCGACCTTCAGGGTGTAGTCATTGTTCTGCAGCACCTGGATGGCGAAGCCCGCTTCCTTCTCGAAGCTGATGCTCTGATCGGTCAGCACGGCCGCGAAGGACTCGCGGGCGTTGTAAATGTCCTGGGTGATGACGGCGAGGTTGTTCAAGGGTTATTCCTTCGCGGCGACTGCGGTCTTGCCGCAGCCTTCGCAGGCGGTGAGGGTGGATCGGGCGTCGAGGGTCGGGCCGATCAGGCCGGTGGCTACCGCCAGCGCGGCGACCATGGCGGCGTATCCGGCCAGGTCCAGGTCAAGGCGCGTGGCGCGCAGGTAGGCGATGAGGCGGCGGCTCATTGCCGGCTCCCGAAGGTGACGCGCTGGCCGTCCTCGGTCAGCTCGACCAGCGTGTCCAGCAGTCGGGCGCGGGCCAGCTTGGTCCACTCGACAAACAGCGTGCCGACCGACACCGCGGACTCTCCGCGCGCCGCGGCACGGACCAGCAGCGAGAACGCCGCTTCGGATTGCGCATCGCCGATCGTGGCCGCGTACAGCGCTTCGGCGACCAGCTCCGGATCGCCATAGGGCCAGCGCACGCAGCGCTGCGCCACCAGGGCGTAATGCAGGTCGGCATCGAGGTCGCGCCGCAGCTCGGCCAGCCGCTCGGCGTCGGTCAGCGGGCGCACGACCGCAGCCGTGCCGCACTCGGTGGGGTAGGTGAGGGGAAGCATGGTCAGGCCTCGTCCGACCGTGCAGCCATGTCGCGGTAACGGTCGAAGTCGTCGCGGAACGCCTCTTTCAGGCGCGCGCGCGCCGCAGCGGGTCGGCCGTCATCCAAAGCCGGGCAAGCTGCTTCATGAACGAACCGCCGAGCTGGGCCATTACCTGCACCGCCTGCTCATCGCTGATGTAAGTGGTTTCCATGGTGTCTCCTGTCCCCGGCACCCGGGGCGGGTGGGGAAGGTCAAGTGGTCTGCTGCCAGGGCGCACGGCCCTCGCACATGGCAATGAACATCTCTTTTTGAGCGGCCCAGGCAGCGGCCCTAGCAGCGGCCCGCTCTTCCTCGGTGGCTTCGCCGTTGGCGAAACGCTCGGCCACGTCCAGCGCGTCCTTGCTTCGCTGATCCGTCATCAGATGTTCAACTTGGCGAGCGCACCAGACGGCGAACAGGCGCGCATCGCGATCAACACCGGGCACGCAGCGAAGCGCCCACAGCGCGTCATCCAGGCCGTTGCTTGCGAGGATGGCCGTCAACGCGACCGGCTCGGCATGTGAAAACTTGATATAGCTTTCGCGCTCGCTGTCATCGCCGGAAAACTCACGGCCCTGAACGGCACGGACGACCTTGTTGTAGCCCTCGAAACATGCACCATCGCGGCGCAGATCAGCGAGCGTGACTTCGAATTTGAGGGTGGCCTTGGTATCGGACAC